ATTCTTCAACTTTAGCCGAAAGTTCTTGCACTGCTTTTACTAATATCGGTACAAACTTTTCGTATTGCAAAGAATACTGTTTACCATCACCTGACAAGTTACTAACCAAATTAGTTTTATCAGATAAGTTATGGTTTATTGATTCTTCTAAAGCAACAACATCTTGTGCTTTAAAACCAACATCCATCCAATCTTCTTTATGCGAACCATCATGTGTAATACTGTTTAAATCTGCATCAGGGTTTGTATCCCAATCTATGTAATTATGTCTTTTGTCCCAATAGTAAGTATATGGTATTAATTGATTTACAAAATCTAACCCAGCAGATAACGGTTGAAAGTCCGTTTTGTCTCTTTCATCAGATGCAACAGTTATTGATACTTGTGCATTTATTTTTGAGTGATCGCCATTACCTATAGTCACTTCGTTATTACCACTTGATATTGCACCTCCAGGTGAGCCTGAGGTACCAGAACTCGTGCCTAGTAACATGTTATTAGACCCTGTACTTATAGATCTACCAGCGTGCTTACCGATTGCTACAGTATTGTTACAACCTGCTCCATTTTCTAGTGCTTCAACTCCTAATGAGGTGTTACCAGAACCACTTGTTTGATCAAGTGAAGATGCTCTACCTACTGCTGTGTTGTCAGTACCAGTAGTTAGTTTACCCATAGCTTCGTATCCCAAGGCTGTGTTATTTGTACCTGTTGTACAAGCATCTAATGATTGAGCACCTACTGCTGTGTTTTGAGCACCTGTTGTATTCACTAACATAGCATCTTTACCTATTGCTGTGTTATTAGAAGCTGAAGTGTTGGCACCTAAAGCATTTGTGCCAACTGCTGTGCAACTTTCACCTGTTGTCAAAGCATCCATTGAGTTTGCACCAACAGTAGTGTTTTGATTGCCTGTTGTTTCAGCAAATAACGCTTTGTACCCAACTGCTGTGCTATTTACTCCTCCAGAATTAGTAGTGTTATGATTATATAAAGATTGATAACCTATTGCTGTCATGAACTTACCAGTGGTGTTTGTATACAACGCTTGTAAACCTACTCCCACGTTATATATTCCAGTAGTGTTGTTTTCCATTGCACCTTTTCCTAGTGCTGTATTATCATCACCTGTGGTAGTATTAAACAAAGCATTATGTCCTACTGCTGTGTTATTACCTGCTGTGGTAGCACTATACAATGCTTGAAAACCTACACCAACTTGGTTTGCTCCTGTGGTGTTTGTATGCATAGCAGACTTTCCAACTGCTGTGTTGTTAGAAGCTGTGGTGTTTGCTCCTAAAGCATCTCTACCCACTCCCACGTTACTGCCCCCTGTAGTGTTTGCATCCATAGCTAAAGTTCCTATGGCAACATTGTTTTCACCAGAGGTGCTTAATTGCATTGCTCTATCACCTACAGCTACGTTGTTTCCCGCAGTTGTTAGTGTTGATAAAGCTAAGTGTCCGATAGCTATGTTATCACCACCTGTAGTTTGCGCCCCTAGAGCATCTACTCCAACAGCTACGCTATCTATCCCAGTTGTGTTGGCATCTAAAGCGGATTTACCCACAGATACATTATTAGTGCCTGTGGTGTTAGAACCTAAAGAACTTTTCCCAACTGCTGTGTTATTAGAAGCTGTAGTAGTGTTTGCTAAAGCACTATAACCAAGTGCTGTATTTTCAGCACCTGTGGTGATTGATTGACCTGCGGCAGAACCTACGGCTACATTTTCTGTTCCTGAAGTGTTTGCTGTCAATGCTTGATAACCAACTGCTGTATTATCATTTGCGGTGGTTGAAGCATCTAACGTAAATGAACCAATAGCAACATTTCTTGTACCTGTTGTTATGCTTAGTCCAGCATCATTACCAAAAGCATCATTAGAAACTCCTGTTGTAAGGTCGCTTAATGCCTTATGTCCTACACCTGTGTTATTAGTTCCCTCTGTGCAGGCATCACCTGACCTTTCGCCTACGAATACATTTTCAGCACCTGTTGTTATTGCTTCACCTGCAGCTTTACCGATAGCTGTATTACTATGTCCTGTGGTTGCTGCGTTTAGAGCATTCTTACCTACAGCAGTATTATCGTCTCCCGAAGTTAAAGCTGCAAAAACATCTGCACCTAAACCAGTATTATTATCAGCAGCATCAATAGTGCCTGTAGCATTATCCCCAATCATAAGAGAATTTGTGCCAAAAGTTTTACTTGTGATGCCGTTATAACTTGCTGCTGTAGAAGCACCTGTTGTAGCTAAATCACCACCTATAGAAACATCATCTGTAACTGTTAAATCGTCTTGTACTTTTAGGTCTACTGTAGAAAGACTAGCAAAAGCGTCTACTACTGCTGCTCCACTACCAGCACCATCTAGGTAAACTGCCTTTGTGTCGCCAGCTGGTATGGTTACGTTAGCTCCAGAGCCTTGTGAAATTATTATGTTCTGAGAACCTGAAGTTCCATTCTCAATAAACTGCATTCTGCTTATAGTGTTCGGTCCAATAGTTATTGTGCATGCACTGTCTAGTGTGCCTGTGTATTTAAGATACATAGCTCTGCCAGGATCGGCAGCACCATCAGCCACGGTTGTAGTGTGAGTATCAGCATTTGTTGTTATTGCTTCTGTACCGAAACTAAGAGCTTCTCCTATTAATTCTAGGTTTGTATTTGTAACATCGCCCCAAGTTCCTGACGCATCACCTGTCGCCATTTCATTCAATCTTAGATCATTTACGTATGAACTTGCCATTTTTTATCTCCGTACTACTTTGATTATACTTATTTTTTCGGGAATAGTTAAGCAACTTCTTCCCACCCTGGATTCTGTGTGTCAGATACTGTCTCCCAGTTAGGTGTTTGAGAATCATCGACCAGCCCCCAAACTAACACAGTAGGTTCTCCTGTTGTGCCTGAAAGACCTGATATAGAAACAACAGCTTTTGCTACTGGTGTTACAGTGCCTAATGCACTAGTTCCTGCTAGTCCTGTAACTTGAACTGTCATGCCCAATGCTATAGTAATCGTTCCTAACGCACTGGTTCCTGCTTGACCTGTTGGTGTTACATTTGCTTTTCCTATAAATGTAACAGAACCGACAGAACCTGTAGCTTCAACACCAGAAACACTTGCGTTAGCTTTAGCTATTGGTGTTACAGTACCTAACCCACCAGTTGCTGCTAAACCACTTACATTTACTACAACATTGTGGTGTACTGTGACTGACCCTACACTAGCTGTTGAACTTAATCCTGCAACTGGAACATTAGCTTCTCCGTCTACATCTACTGATACAGAACCAACTGTGCCGACTGCACCTTGTATGGAAGCAATAGCTTGTGCATTTACACCAGCTACAGGTGCACCTGTTGTTCCTGTTTGTCCTGTAGGTGTAACATTCGCAGCAGCATCTGTACTTACGCTTCCTAAAGCACTTGTAGCAGATTGTCCTGTGAGTGTTTGATTAGCTTCTGCGTCTACACTTACAGTTCCTAGTGCAGATGTTGCAACTAAAGTTGAAAGTGTTTGATTAGCTTCTGCATCTACACTTACAGTTCCTAGTGCAGATGTTGCAGTTACACCAGATATGGTGAAACTTATTGGTATTGATGCTGGTTGTCCCCATGGACCTTCGCCCCAGCCAGCTCGACCCCACCCTGTCGACATAGTTTATACTAAGCTATTCTTATAATAGCTGTGCTTGCTGCTGCTGCAGGAAAAACTATTGTAAAATCACCTGCTGTTGAAGTTTTATCTCCACCGAAATCTATGGTAGCCACTGATGGATCACCACTAGCAGAATCGTTGTATATTAAACAACCTCTTGCTGTAACTGTTGCTGTACCAAAAGTGAGATCAGAAAAGTCTGTAAAACCTGTTGTTCCACCACTTGTTGGAGCGACGTTAGTTAGAGCAGCACCAGCTGCAGTGTAGTTAGTTCCTGAAACCTCATTCGTTGTTGTGTATGCTGTTGTTGTAGCACCCATAGTCGCCGAACTTGTGTACAAAGCTAACTTAAAAGTATTCCCACCAGATGCTTTAAAATTATGAGTTGCTTCTAACAACTCTTTTTTAAAGCTAGTGGTTAATGTTGATGTAATTGCCATTACTTTAACTCCTTTAGTATATTTGCTAAATCATTATCACCTTGAGAAATCAACATGTTACGCATTGTACAACGTTCACTGTTAATTGCTTCCTTGATATAATAAAGTATTGTCGAATAAATCGCAAGCCTGTATGCCTCTGCTTGTTGTCTAATGTGTGGTTCTGCATCTTCTGATATACCACATATTCTAGCAGTGCATTTTTCTGCCCAAAACTCAGGACTGTGTCCTCTGTTTTGTTGGGTGGCTACTTCTATTAATCCTAAACTGGAGGTTCCGTTATCTTCTATCATTAGTACCTTTTTGCTTCTGGTGGTGTGTTTAAAACAGGAACGAGTTCTGCTTCTGCTCTTTGTTTTTGTTCTAGTTTTTCACAGTACTCGTTGTGTCCTATGGTGTAAAACTCATCTTCATCTATAAGTATCAACAGTGGATTTTGTAAACGATGATAACCGTACAACTTTTCTTGTATTGGTGTATCTGTATCTAATAATCCTGATCTAGGTGCTACACTTACAATCATGTTGTTTTCTGTGCATTTAGCTAACCAAAACTCTACACAAGATCGACCAGCTTCAGCAAAGTGTAGGTTGCCTTTATATGTAAAATCTAACCCAAACAAACTAAGTTGAGCAACTTTATGATACAAAGCGAAAGCTATAGCAAAAGGTACAGTGTTGTTAAAATAAGAGCATCTAGTTTCTTTCACTACATCTAACAACGGAAACTCAACTAAATTGTCGCATCTATGGTCGAGCTCACATGTGTATATTGGTCCAGGATGTGACTTCAAAACTTTACGCATTATGCCTGTTTGACTACCTGCTGCGTCTGAGTCTAAGAATCGAGAAGCTGGATCCATCATAAACACTCTATCACAGTCAGTAATTCCTGCCATAGCATTTATACCCCAAACCTCATCGAACTCTATACTGTGTGATTTAGCTAAGTGGAAATCTAACTGACTTTCTCCCATAGCAACTAATGCTATGTGTGCACCTTCAAGAGATTCTATACGACTCATGACTGTGGTTCTCTTCGTACTTCTCCGTATCTGTATTGATCTCTAGTCGACTTACCTTCACCAAGATTTTTCAGCAGTATTAACGCTTCTTGTAACTTTGATTCATAGGCTGGCATTGCTTCATAGTTTTTTAAATACATACAAGCTTCGGATAAAGAACCATACAGCATTGCATTTATGGCATTTGTAGATAACCACGTTGTGTCTGTACCTGTTGTTGCTGTTAAAGATGTAGGTCTATAAAAATAATGCAGTTCAAAGTTATAGTTTGAGTCAGGTGTCGGTGCTATGATAAAAGTGTTATCATCGAACTCAGCATAATACTTAGATTCTCCTGTTGTTGCTTCTGCTGGTGTATAGTCTCTAATGAAAGATACTTGTTTTTGTAATAAATAGTTGTAGTTATTACTGCTATCTATCAATGCTAAACTAAACGATGATAAGTAGTCGTTCGGTGTAGCAAGATAAGGTGAAGATGCAGTTCCTGTTCCTGTCACATTTTTTCTGAACACATCTAACTGCACACTTTTGAGTATTTTCTCTTCTGTAGCTTTTATAAAATTTGGTATGTTGTTTACAAAAGAAGTTTCATCGCTTTCAAGGTAGTCTTGTATTGCTGTTGTTAATGTCGTATTAGTCCAACTCATGATGTAGTTATTGTAACCTCCCCTAGTTCAGATGTTGCTTCTCTTAAAGAAAAACTAGAACCTATTGTGTTGCTGTTTAATGCAAACATTATAGGTGAACTAACACCTGCAGCATTCTTAGGGTTGCTAACCTGTACTGTACCTAAACTAATAGTAGACTTTACGTCTGGTCTAGGGTTAAGTAAAGCTTCAGGATCTATCGTGTTTCTGTTTACTCTTAGTTGTGGGTGTTTTGGGTCGAACATGTCAGGTCCAACTAATAGACCATTCCATGTTTTTTTCATCTCATTTAGCTTATATCTAAAACCACTTATGTCACATATTCCGTATGCGTTTTTACCACTTGAGTATGCCATTAATAACTTATCCTTGGTGTTAGATGTATACTAGCTCTATCTCTGTCTTCATCTGCTGCTCTATTAAAACTTTCTTCATAGTCTACTTTTAACAAACCAGCTTTTTGTGGGTTTCGTTTTAAACAAAGTTGGTATGCTAGTCCTAGTGTCATACACTGTATGAATCTGCTAGGAACTTCTTGATCTTGTGCTGATGCAGTTGCATCGTCTATTCTCTGCACTCTATAGCTTATAAATTGATATCTTGTAGCATTATCAGGTGTGGGGTATAGATTTAATACTGGTGTTTCTTTTCTTTCTACAAAATATTGTGAAGGTCTTCCTGTAGTTGTTTTATCAGGAATGCTTAGATATTCTGAACGACTAATCCTTTCTATTGTTATGTCACTAAATGTTGAGCTTGACACACTATCGTAAACTCTGACGATAGCTTCAAGCACATCTACATCAAATGGGTTTAAGGTATATGTAGATGTACCTGAAGTTAAGTCGAGGGAGACTTGTTCTACTGTCCAAAGGTTTATGCCTCTGTTTGCCCAGTCTGAGAACATTATGTTAAGGGATCTTCTGGCAGTTGCTGCGTCGTAACCTGTTCGCATCTCTAAACCTGCAAGTTCGTATGCTTCTTCGATTACTTCTGCTGTGTCTAAACTAAATGATTTAGTGCCAGAAGTTGCCATGATTAATACTCTTTGACTACTGTTAGAACAATAACGTATGAGTCGCCACTAGCATGCCCAGTAGTTGTTAACTTGATGTCACCTGTTTTACCACTGGCAGCTGCAGTATTTTGCAGTCCACCCATGTACGAAAAGTCAACATAATCACTGTAGTCAGAATTTAAATCCCAACATATAGTGTTCGTGCTAGCATTCCATAACAGTTTGACACTCATGCCGAAAGTAGAATAATTTATGTCGTAAAGTTTACAACCAGTGCAAGCAGCACCATCACTTTTTCTAGGAGCAAGTGCACTTACATCTACTTTTGTTACTGCCGATTCACCAGTTCCGTCAGATGTGTTAGTCAGCTGTATTACAGCTTTCCTGTCATCATCTACAATCGTTGTTGAAGTTACTGCATCAGCCATAGTTTACCTCCTATTAAGCGTCAGCAAATGGTGTAACTATAGTGCCTGAGCCTAAAATTATACCTTCAACAGCATACTTAGCAGAAGCTATAGCAGTTACTTTTACTATACTGCCAGCTAATCCACCTTTAGTTGAACCGTTCATGGTGATTACATCGTTAGATGCACCTGATATAAATACCTTACCACTTGCATCATCTTTACCTGAATAAAGACCACCAACAAACTTATCAGTTCCGTCTGTTAGTATGTCCATGTCTGTAGCTGCAGTTTCTACTACGAAAAAGAAACTAGCACCTAAATTGTTAAGTTGGTTAGGATCATCATCCTGTCCTGGTGCTGTAGCCACAATACTAGGAAGTGTGAACTTACCATCCGCATCGTTACATGTTAATACTTTACCTGCGTGTGCAGCAACTGTCAGACTAGTGTCTGCTGTTAAACTTACAACTGTCGCATTACCTGCCGAAATAAAACCAGCTAAGGATCTAACTGGTCCCGAAAATGTCGATTTTGCCATAATTTCCTCCTTTGGAAATAAGTTCTATAGTCTTGGCTTGTCTGCTAGGTCAGTCTATAGAACAATTATTTTTACCTAGAAATTTATTGTATATCTATTGTCGAAAAAAATAAAGGGAAGCCGAAGCTTCCCTTTACTTATTCTAAACGATTATTTACGCTCCTGGGGATCCGTAAATACCACGCCAGTCACTAAAACCAAAAGAATATCTTTCTCTTGCTTTGTAACGCATGTTACCAGTTTCGAAGTCGCCTTCCATACCAGTAGACATTGGTGCTCTTACAAAATGTTTTAGTCCGTTAGGTGCATCTGTCTTTATGAAAAACGCATCAGTGTCTGTTAAGAAGTGGTTAACAGTGTAACCTTCAGGGAGCATTCCCATGTTTCTTAATGCATTGATGTCGTTGTCAGATGTACTAACTCTTCCTGGAGTGTTAAGCAGTCTATCAGCTATAAACTGAAGTGCTGGTGGAATGATTAGCTTTCTAGCTTGAACGTTAGTTTTTAAACCACGCTCATCTTTAAATGCAGCGATATCTAACATTGCATTTTCTAGAGAAGTTTCATTCAAGTCAGCAGCTGTGCTTGGCTCGTTGGATTGATCCCCAGCTGTCAAGGTTGGGTGGTCAGTTGCGAACAACTCTTTACCATCCCCTCCTGGAAAACTCGAGTTAAAACCATTATTCAAAACATTCGCAGCTTTCACTTGTTTCGTTTGGCTCATAGATCTAGCCAACGCTTTAGTGTATCTAGCTGAAATGCTGTCATAAAGGTTATCTTCTATAGCTTCTTCAGTAAGAGAGAAAGCTAATGCTACAGTCTCGTGTGAGTACCTAGCAGTGAAGGTCTCTTGAGCGTAGTCGTATGTGACTGCTGCCCCTTCGCCTTTCACTGGTGCTTCACCGAACCCTGATAACATAACTTCTTCCTCAAACGCTCTATCTGAGTTTTCTGTATCGAAAATCTCAGCATGTTCGTTTTCGTATCTGCTATATTCAAGTCCAAAGAGTGCATTTAATCCAGGCTCTAGTTCTGCCACTAATTGTGCTCTATTAATTGCCATCGTTATTTACTCCTTATGAATTACCGAACACAGAAGCTGGGAATGTTACATACACTCTAGCATATTGTCCGATTGAGTTAGAAGGTTTGTCGGGAAAACCTACCACTGTCGCAATACCACTAGAAGTTGTTGTTGTCACACCTTCTTTTGATCGACCTGTTGATGTATCACCTGCAGTTGTTGAGATAGTGTTTGTTGTACCGATTGATGCTTGTGTAGGTGTACCAGTTGACTGGGCTTCATACACAATATCAGGGTCGACATAAACAAACGCTTTCGCATTTGCAGAACCTAGCGTAGCAGTATCAGCTGTCCACATCTTAGAAAAGACGATTTCACCTGAAGTGTTTGTGAATTCTACTCCGTAAAACACACCTAGTGGAGTACCTGTTGCAGTACCCTGTATAACCAAACCACTCGAGAGATTGACAACGTCGCCCGAAAAAATCGAAGCATTCGTGCCACTTGCTATCGCAAACTCTGAAGGTCTGATTGTTCCACCAGACATATGATATGCGGGAGTGAATCCATCTGGGTCATTTACATTTGCCATTGTTATTCACCTTTGTAATATGTTGTTAAAATTCTTAGTTTCACCTAAGATCCTTTTCCGAAAGTAACTTTAGTGTTCCTATTAGGTTTAACTATAGGCATACGTGGGTCACTTTCTCTCATTAGATCTGTGTCGACAGCACGCATTGCGTCTGCAGTTTGAGCATCGTAATACTCATTCCGTTGATTTACTGTCTCCTCAGGTACTCTTGCCAGGATCAATCCACCTACTCCGATAACACCAGCATGTACTCCGTCTTGTATCGTCGGTGCTTCGAAATCTGGAAACTCTTCCGCACGTACAGGTTCAAAACCTTCACGTAGACGTTTAGACATATTAGTCCTATCGTCTTGTCCGAGTATAGACTCTCTTATCCAACGATGCTTAAAACCTGGAGGTGCAGGTGGTGCATCTAGTGCAGAGGGTGGTGCCCATGGTGTTGTGCGAGTTGTTTTATCTCGTGCTTGTGCAGATCGAGGAGATCGATCCGTAGCAACAGATTCGTCTACATTGTTAGTATCTTTTTCTGTCATTTTTTACTCCTATTGTGTTTTAACATATTTTGCATACTCTTCAAGAGGCACATTAAGTTTTTTCGCTATAGCTACTTGACTTTGTGTTAGTTTTACAGTTCTACTGCGTGCATTTTTATTTTTAGCTTGTCTTGTAGGACTCGCTACTCTCTGCACGGGAGAGTCGGAAACTTGTTCTTGATCTTCATTATAGTTACTTATTCCAAATTTGGAAAGCCTGCTATCAAGTTCCTGATAATACTCATCAGATGCTCCATCATAACCTTCATCCATCAGTTCTCTGTGCACACCAAACGCAGCAAAAGTTAATCCTTGGTCTTGACCAAACCAAGTGTTTTTTGCAGCCCACTCTTGTGCTCTAGGATCTGGTTGTGCTTGTGGTTGTTGAGGTTGCTGAGCTATGGCATCAGGTTGTTCTGGTGTATCTTGTTCTGTAGAATCTGGTGCTTTCTTCCTTTGTTCTGTAACACGACGTAAACTTTCCGCTTCTACAGACAAACGAGACAGTTTTTCATTAGCTTCGATTATAGCCTCTGTGTCTCCTCTATCAAAAGCATCTTTATATTCTTGTTTAGCTGCATCTAATTCAGTGTTGATTCTACTATCATACTCAGTGAACATAGCTGTGTTTGCTGACTGAGCTTTTTTCTTGAGCTCAGCGTTTTCTTGTTGCACTTTTTGTGCCCAAGACACTGCTTCTTCGTTTTGTCTTTCAGATTCTCTAAGTTTGTAAGTAAGCTTATTGATTCTTTTTTGTACTGAATCACTATACTCTTCTTGTTCAGATTTATCTGGTTCTTGAAGTTGCTCCTCTGCAGCTTCAGTCACTTCTAGTGTTTCTTCTTCTTTCTTTTCATCAGCAGGAAGCTCTACTTCTACTGACTCTTCTATGGCAAGATTTTCTTCTTGTTGCATGGTTTCCTCCATGTTGGTTATTAATAGTCTACTGCTTCTGGGTCTGGTATTCTAGCTAAAATTTCATCATCGTTCAAAAGACGTAGTTCTCCTCCGTCTATCTTGAACCTAGCACCAGCGTACCTACCGAAAAGCACCCATTCTCCCTCTTTACACCAAGCACCTTCAGGAAACTTTACAGGATCCTTATATGCATCTGGTCCAAGAGAAATAACGTATCCTACTACTGAGGATACAGTGTCTCTTTCTATTGTTTCAGAAACTAATTGTATACCACCATCAGTTACTGCTGATCTTCCTCTAGGTAGTATCAACACTCTATACCCTGTTGGTTGTGGTAGTATTTCTAATTGTGATGTGACTTCTTCGACTGTTTTGTCTTCTTTTACCTCTTCAGGTGCAGGTGTAGGTGCCTTATCAAAGTTCATTACTACATCTGGTACAACTTCTTTAGTCATCTATTTCTTTCTCCATTGTTTTTTGCAGGTCAATTATCTCTTGTTCGGCAGAGCGAAGACCTGATATCTCTCCGACGACGCGTTGGTATTGCTCGAAACTAGCAACACCTCCTGATGCGAGTGTAACTTCTAAACTGGCACGACGTTCTCTGTACCTTTTTAGTAGATGCTCGACAACTTTTATATAATCCACTAATCAGTGCTATGAAAATTTAAACCTTTGGTTGCAGCACCTGTTCCTCTAGTTTTTACTATTCTCTTTTCAGAATGTAGACCACCAGTTCCATACTCTTCATATCGACCGCCATCTTTCATTCCTTTTTTGCTCCTAAGTTTAGCAAAATCTTCTCCTTCTAACACTTTAGGATCGCCAGCCATTGCCGCAATCTTTTTCTGTTTAGGGGAATATTGTTCTGATTTACCTTTTGGCATACTTTACTCCTATCTAAGTTTTGTTGGTTTTCTACGTGCATTATTGACTGCGCCACAACCTCTACTCTGTACAGACATACCACCGTCAGCCATTTTAAACATTGTTCCTCCTGGCATTCCGTTCTTCATTCCACCGTCAGCCATTTTGTACATACCACCGTCAGCC